GCTATTATGCCCCTAAAGCGTGACAGTCAGGGTAACTTGGGTGTTGCTGCAGGCAATACCCAATCTAATGTTGATGTAGTTGTACATAACTATGGTACACAACAAGCTACGACCAAGGAAACTCAAGATAGTCGAGGAAATCGTAGAATAGAGGTAGTAATAGGTGAAGCTACTGCTGGCGAAATGGCTAGACCTGGTAGTCAGACTCAGAACTCTATTAAAAATACTTTTGGACTGTCGCCTCAATTAATTAGGAGATAACTTATGTCGTATGTATATTCGTGGCCAACATCATTACCTCAAACACCTCAAAAAGGTTACTCTGAGACAGGTGGAGCCTTAATAATGAGAACCTCAATGGATGCCGGAGTAGCTAAGCAGCGAAGAAGAGGCAGAAGTCCAAGCCAGCTCAATACTAGTTTTATATTTACAACAGCTCAAGTAACTACACTTGAGCTATTTGTAAAAAATACTATTAAGGGAGTGGCAAGATTTGGCTTCCCACACCCCAGAACTAAAACTACAGAAGAAGTCCGCATAATGCCTCAAGGGGATGGTACACTATATAATATAACGTATCTTGCCCCTGAGTACTGGACAATTACTTTAACTTTAGAAGTATTACCATGAGCAGATTATCCTCAATGTCTCCTGCCGCATTAAAAGCGGTATTTTCTCCCGAATCAGATGCTAATCTAATAATGTTAATTACAATTTACAATCCAGTAAATGAAAATCAGGTATTATATAGATTAGCTGATGGGTATATTGATGACCCTAGTGACCCAACTAAGGCATTGAGGTTATCTTCAACCACTGACGATCAAGTAGTTTACGGTGTAATAAGTAATAATTTAGAATATACTTTTTTACCAATTGAAGTTACTTTACCAAACGAAGACGAGTCTCAAGCACCTAGGTGTTCTTTAACAATACATGACGTATCTAGGTATTTAATACCTTTTATACGTCAGCAACTAACTGGGCCGGCAAAAGTAGATTTAACTATGGTGCTTTCTACCTCCCCAAACGTACCAGAAGCCACGTTTACGGGATTTATGTTATCTAATGTCAGCTACAACTCAAGTACAGTAACTGCTGAACTAACAATGGTTAACTATGACAGAGAACCATTCCCTCAGCACTCTTTTAGCCCACTATATTTTCCAGGATTATTCTAATGTGGTACAATAAATACATTGGCTTACCGTATAAAGACGGTGGCAGAGATACTAATGGACTGGACTGTTGGGGTTTAGTTCGTTTAGTGTATAAGCAGGAATATAATATTGATCTACCTAGTTTTGTAGAATCATATTCAACGGCTAAAGACAGTGACAAAGTACATGAACTAATAGCCCGACACAAAGAGTCTTGGGAGAAATTAGGTGCCCCCGAAGAAGGCTCAGTAGTATTACTACGTATTTTAGGTTCAGAAACACACGTAGGCGTATACTTAGGCGGTAATCAGTTCTTGCATATCCGAGAAGGCGTAGATGCTGCTGTTGAATCCATAGACAGTGCTGCATGGAATCGTCGTGTAGTTGGGTTTTACAAGTATACTGATAAATGTGCTGAAAGTATTACATTTAACGCAATACCTCACCCATTAAAAACTGAAAGAATATCTATACCTGTTTACGCAGGAACGGATCTAAAATTCTTATCTGAGTGGGTAAAGTCAGAGTACGACATATCTGATAAGCTAATGTCTAAGTCCATTTTTCTTTTAAATGGCCAGCCTGTACCAGAAGATAAATGGGCTACAACCAAAGTAGTGGAAGGGGATTCCCTAGAGTACCGTGCACTACCAGGCGATGGCAGCACTTTTAGAATGATTGCGTTCTTTGCCTTAGCAGTATATGCACCCTATCTGGCAAATGGTTTAATAGGTGGAGCAGGTGGTTTTAGTGCCAGCGTTATGGCAGGAGGGCTTACTGTTGTAGAGGCTGCAGCGTATGCTGGCGTAATGATTGCAGGATCCTCCCTGATTAATGCTATCGCCCCAATACGTCCGCCAGCAACTCCAGCAACTCCTGGTGACAGCATAGCTCAGAACTTTATTAATGGCGCCAATAACCAACAAATGCCCTATGGGTCTTTGCCTGTAGTATTAGGCAAAATGCGTGTAACTCCCCCACTAGGTGCTGCTAATAATGTAAGATTTAGTGGCGACAGTGATATAGCTTCTTTTGCTGAAAATGGTGGTTCAAAAGGTATTTCCGGTAGAGATACATATATTGATATGCTACTGATCTGGGGCTATGGTCCACTATCTATTGATAGCAGTACCCTAAGAATAGGTCAAGTAAACATATATAATAACGATGGAAGTAGTAACTACGACAACCTAAAGCAAATAACTTTAAATAGAATTAGTGAACCTACTTCAGCTCTGCTATCTGCCTTTAACGATATTTATGGCAGAGATACACAGCAACATTTTCCTAATCAGCCATTAACTTATACAGGACTACCACCCGTAGGTAATTCTAGTAATGGGTTTTTTGGTACAGCCTCTACACCATGGACTCCTGCACCAAGACCCAGTACAGATACTGGATGGGTAGAGTTTGCATTTAGTCAGCCAAGTACTGCAATTTCTGTGGCCATAAGCTTTCCACAAGGATTACGAGCTATAGTAGTTAAAGGAGATTCTGCAGGCGAAGCCAGAGCTGCACCAGTAGGAGTTCAACTACAATATAAGACTAGTGCATCGGGTAGCTGGACTAATTGGGGTACTTATACAGTCGGAGGAACCTTACAAACTACAACCGGCACAACAACTGTACAGGAATATGGTTGTGATGAGTATAATTGCGGTTACTATAATGTTACAGTTTCTACAAATCAAAATACACTTCTAAGCGGTTCAGCAATAAAAGACGCATTTACTTGGACGGTAACTAAAAATAGATTAGACACTAGTACAAGTGGTGGTACTACTACAGTAACTGCCACTAACTGGGGTGAAACCGACATACTACAAGTACGTATTCGTAGAGTTACGGGCGATAATGCAGAACCTAACGATACGTTTAGATATTCACACCAAGCAGTACTGCAAACAGTTACTAGCTATAACAATGCAAACCCTTGCATAGATCCACCAAACTCTAAGATAGCTAAAACTGCATTAACAATAAAAGCCACAAATGAAATAAATGGTCAAATTGACGGCATTAATGCAGTAGTACAAACAGTTTGCAAAGACTGGGATACTGCTACACAGCAGTGGGTTACCAGAGCTACGAGTAACCCAGCATCATTATATAGATATGTATTACAACATCCAGGCAACGCAAGACCTGTTTTAGATAGTCAGCTAAATCTTACGCAATTACAGCAATGGCATGACTATTGCAATCAAACCAGGTCTGTAACCTATAATGGCACTACATACACTACTAAATTAGAGTTTAACTCTATATTGGCTGGTAATCAACGTAGTATTTTAGATGTGTTGCGAGATATTGCGGCAGCAGGAAGAGCTAGCCCTTCAATGTTGGATGGTAAATGGTCTGTGGTTATTGACAGAGCAAAGGATACTATAGTTCAACATTTTACCCCACATAATAGCTGGGGATTTGAAGCATCAAAGTTATTACCAAAAATGCCAGAAGCATTAAAGGTACAATTTAATGATAGAAATGCTGACTACGTACAAAAAGAGATAATTGTAGCTTACGCAGATAAATCTGCGAGTTCGGCACAGTTATTAGAGTCTATTCAGTTACCTGGAGTAACAAGTGTTGCCGAAGCTGTAGATCATGCCAAGTGGCATTTAGCGCAGATTAATTTAAGACCAGAAGTATATACTATTAATACAGATATTGAATATATAGTATGTAACAGAGGCGATCGTGTAAAATTAACTCACGATGTGCCGATGTGGGGCTTAGGCAGTGGCAGAATTAAAAATATGTATGGAGCTCCTTCTGGCTCTATAGCTGCAAATAATAATATAACTATATTAGATCTTGATGAAGATATATTACTAGACCCTTCTAAAAACTATACTATACGTGTAAGAAGTTCAACCACTGGCAGTAGCGATGCTAATACGTTTAGTGTTAACACGTCATTTAATATAGCATCAATAGCTGTTTCCAACAATGTTGTAACCATTATGTTAAGCGCCCTACATCCACTAAATGTAGACGACTTAGTAACAATATCTAGTAATAACTCCAGTATAAATACTGTTGGTGCCACAGTAACATCAGTATTATTTAATCAATATGGGCCTATTGGTTTTACTTACGATAAAGTAGTGGGAAATATGTCCACTAATATTGATACTGGTACTGTTAGCTTAGTTAATACTTACTATAGTTCAGTGCAACTAAGTAGTGCAACTACTACTACTAATGTGGCGGCACAAGACTTGTTTTTATTTGGAGAGCTAAATAAAGAATCACAAGACCTATTAGTAACCAAAATAGAGCCTACTACTAATAAAACTGCAAAAATTACTTTAGTAGATTACGGTGTATCTAGTACATATAATATATTTACACAATACACTAATATTGCTTCTAATACAGTATTTGATGCAAAAATAACACTGCCTCCTATAGCATTATTTAATCAAGTAGGTGCTAGCGTACCTACTGTAGATATAACTAAAGTAATCAGTGATGAGACTGTACTAAAACGCGTAGGTCCAGGTGTATATGAATCAAATATAAAGATTCCATATACAAATCCCTCAGGTTTATCTAATGATATAGGGTATGTTGAAGCAGAAGTAATACCTGCAAATATGCCTGATACAAGTGGTGGTTATTTAGTATCTTGCGATATTTCTCTAAATTCTATTGATATAACCAACGTGCAAGATGGTGTAGTTTATAGATTTAGATTAAGATACAAAACTAAACTTGGCAGATTAGGTAATTGGACTGAATGGTTTGGTCATAGAGTAGTTGGCAAAACTAGTACCCCTTCTGCAGTAACAGGCATACATTATAAAGAAGTACCTAATACAGGATTACTATTATCCTGGGATAAAAACCCAGAAATAGATGTAGTAGCTTATGAAGTACGTACAAGTAATACTGGGTGGGGGACGGATACTTTATATTTATATAATGGACCTAATACCACACTTACAGCAACTCCTCCAACAGTTGGTAATACTACAGTTTGGTATATTCGGGCTATTGATTCCTCTGGGTTATATAGTACTACTAGCAGTTCTATACAATACAGTACTGTTGCAATAACTAATGTTGTCAGTAATACAATATCTTATACCTTTAATAATACTAGCTTAACTGCTTCCACTGCTGAACTAACTTGGGCTAATATAAATCCACCATTTGGTTTAGCTAATTATGAAATATCGTACGGTGGTGCGGTAAAAACTACTAAAGCTAATACTATAACTATACCTGCTGATTGGTTAGGTAATAAAGTAATTAGTATTAAAGTTGTAGATACTTTGGGTAACACATCTTCCGGTACTAGTTATACTATTTTTAAACAAGCTCCAAACGCACCGGTTTCTCCTGTGAGTTTTGTGAGTCAGGGTATTGTAAATATACGTTGGTCAGCTCCAGCAGTTACATCGGTAGCTATTTGGGGTTACGAAGTAAGCACAGACCCAGGATTTACTAGTTCTGGAGTAATATTTAAAGGATCTGCAACCTCATGTCAGGTACCTAATAGTGTATTGATGCTAGGTTCGGATGATTACTTTATTCGTACAATTGACGTGGATAATAGAACTTCTGCTTCAGTTACATTAAGTTATACTCTAAACGTACCTCCTGACGTTACTGGTATTACTGAATATTATAATACCAGTAGCCTTACAGAAGCAACTGTAGAACTTCGTTGGAATAAGGTAGATTGTGAATTTGGTACTGCATACTATGAGTTAAGTTATACAGACCCAGTAGACGGGTCAGCCATAGCTAAACAAACTATGTCAACTAGTATTATAGTTCCTGCCAACTGGTTGGGTAATAAGCAGTTTACTTTAAAAGTAGTGGATAGTTTAAATCACTATTCTAGTGGTTATGTTAAAAATATCACAAAACTAGCTCCTGGCTCTGTTTTAGATGCACGTAGTCAAGTTATTGATAATAATGTATTGCTTTACTGGGATTATCCTGCAAAAACTACATTGCCAATAGCGCACGTATTGATAAAACGTGGTACAGAAACAGATACCTGGCAAACTGCTACATCAATCGGTACTAAAAGTGGAGGCTTTACTAGTTTAAGTGAATTAGCTGCCGGTAAATACGTATATTTTCTAGTAGCTGTAGACACAGATAATAGAGAGTCACCTATACCCGTATCTGTAGCTGCAAGTGTTTCGCAACCACCAGATTTTAAGTTTAACGGTGAATTAGTGTCTACATTTAGTGGTACTAAAGCCAATGCTGCTACTTATGCAAACGAGTTATTTTTGCCAGTTGATACAACAGAAACATGGCAAAGTCACTTTACTAGCAGATCTTGGACTACTCCACAAAATCAAATAGATGCAACATATCCAATATTCATACAGCCCGGTACAACAAACCAAGCGTATTATGAGGAAGTATTTGATTATGGTAATATACTGGGAAGCAGTCAAATTACTTTAAGTAAAATTGACAGCATAGTTGCAGGAACTGTTAATGTAGTTACAGATATATCCATCTCTACAGTTAATGTAGATGCAAATTATGTTAAGTATGCTGGTGTATCCAATATATTTGCCACTAACTTTAGATTTATAAAAGTCCGAGTAACTGCTACACCCGCAACTATTGGTTCCATCTATAAACTTTCATCTTTAAAGCTTAGACTAGATGCTAAGCAAAAAACAGAGGCTGGCTCTATAGCTGTAACTTCTGGCGGAACTATAGTTAATTTTGAAACAGAGTTTGTAGATGTACAGTCTGTAACCGTTACTGCAGCTGGAAGTACTCCTGTTACTGTAGTTTACGACTTAAAAGATACTGTTTTAACAGGTACATATAGTATTACATCTAACGTGTGTACTGTTACTGTTGCAAATCATGATTTAATTGCTGGGCAAAAAGTTCGGTTATATTTTACTACTGGAACTGCAACAAGCGGCTTATATATTATACAATCAGCTACTACCAGTACATATACCATTAGTTTAACCACTGCAAATACTAGTGGCAATGTAACAACTTACCCAAATAGTATGAGACTATTTGCTTTTACTTCCAACACTGGTGCGGCAGTAGCTGCCAGTACTTCATATACAATAAGAGGCTATTAAATGGCAAATCATAATTTACCTACTTTAACAAGTACGTATACAAATTTTATTACCGAACTTGATGGCCGATTAGATGATATTTCTATTGGTTTCGATCCAGCTCTGACCACTGCTACCAACTTAGTAACAGGGGCCATTAGATGGTCTAGCGCTAGCTCTAAGTGGGAAAAGTGGTCTGGTACAGCGTGGGGTAACCTAGCTACCAATTATGCTATAAGCATAAGTGGTAATGCTAATACTGTTACTAATGGTGTTTATACTACTGGGTCATATGCAGATCCTGCTTGGATAACTTCTATAGCAGGATCAAAAATTAGTGGAAATATCTCTGGCAATGCAGGTTCAGTATCTAATGGCGTGTATACTACTGGGTCATATGCAGATCCTGCTTGGATAACTTCTATAGCAGGATCAAAAATTAGTGGAAATATTTCCGGCAATGCTGGTTCAGTATCTAATGGCGTGTATACTACTGGATCATATGCGGACCCTGCTTGGATAACTTCCTTAGCGGGATCAAAA